AAATGAAAAACAAAACCACCTCTTATACTAATAAAATAGACTTAAGAGTCCTGTCAACGTTAATACAATTAACAGAAGCCCTAATATCAAATTTATTTGTACCATCTAACATCATATTCACCCTTAATAAAGATTTAAAGGAGATAGAGAAAGAATTTACCAAGTGAGACTCATCTATGGGATCTAATTACTTGCTAAAGGTAATTAAAACTTCTAGATTGATCTTCTTGAGAAAGCTTTCAGGATCACCGTATATTCCTTCTAAGGAGGAACCCTGGGTAAAAGTGAGAAAGGATTGAGGAACACCCTCATGACTTAGATCTTTTGGGGATCCAAATAATGAAGAAATTGTCCCTATAACACTAACTCTCCTCTACCTGTTCCGTTGAATACAAGTTAAAGGCAAGGCCGATTATGACCCTATTATCCAAGGCTCACGTGAATTACGCGAGTACCCTGAATATATGGACACAGACCTTGGTAGGCGGTTATGTAAATTCAAATTATCGCCTCCAGGACCGGAATTCTTAAATAACACGAAGATGTGGCCAAACGGGCCCTCTTTACTTATGAGCATGTTTGATAAAACAAACATGTCTCCGGAGTATAGAGAACTCTTACTTAAATGGATTAACATTTGAGGTTGGAAAGAGGATGCTGGGTTAATAAGTTACTTCTTGAGTGATATTACCTCAATTAGAAAACCTATTAAACCATATCGCCCTCGCCGACTCAGTGAAATTCCAGATAAGGAAGGGAAGGTCCGAATTGTTGCTATTTGTGATTATTGGACACAATCTTTACTACATCCCTTACATATAGAGTTGAATAAACTCTTAAGGGAGATAGTGGAAGACTGTACCTTTAACCAAAATAACTATCATCGACTTATGGAAGAACCTGGTTTCTGGTCTGAAATCAAATTCTCTATTGATTTAAAATCCGCCACAGATATGATGCCTTCAGATTTACAGGCATATATCTTAGGAAGGATTTCGTCAAATAAAGAAATTGGTTCCATATGGCATGCAATCACGAGTGAACAAGAGTGGAGCTCATCAATTGGAACTGTGCGTTATGCACAGGGACAGCCGATGGGCCTTTACTCAAGTTGACCAATGATGGCACTTACTCACCACCTCATCGTCCACCTCGCAGCAAAGCGTGCTAGATGTAAACCTAGATACGCCCTGTTAGGAGATGATCTGTTGATAGTAGGTGAGGAACTTTACAACTCTTATGTGGAAGTGATAACTTCTCTTCGAATGAAGATGTCGATAGCAAAGACATTTAAATCGGTTGATTTATTTGAATTTGCAAAACGATATCATTTCAAAGGAAAAGAAATATCACCTTTCCCACTAGGAGCTGTTTATAGTTCTCATGGAAGTGTACCCGAGTTAACAGTAGCTATCGATAATGCGATCACAAAAGGCTGATCCAGACGACTTCAACTGAGAACGGCGGTAGCACGGAAAAGATTCTTTACTTCCCTACTTAACATCACTTCTTCTGGCCCAATTCACCCTGCTCTTTGTGAGCGGATGGTTGGTAACCTCGAGAAGTCGGTAGGGGGAATTCAAGCATTCCGATTAGCGTGTTATGGTGGTGACACCCCAGCTGAACTTCACTGGTTAGCGTCATTCCCATGCACGTGATCACCAAATACACTACAATCATTTCTGAGAGAGTGTATCGGTGTAATCTTTATGCAAGAATTCATAAAGAAGATCACAATACTAACAGTTCCCCAAAAGGAAACTGAAGGTATTGTTTTCTTGTGTTCTTCCGACACAACGGAGCTCCTCCAAGCCTTCTCCCATCCTATTTTCTATGCTGTCAAACGACTTCAAACAAAGTCGATTGAGGCAGTTCATAGATTACAGGGGACGTTTGCAGATGAAGGAGTAGTGGAAAATCAACTATTTCACAATTTATTAGATTGTTTAATAGAAGATCAACCAACCTCTGACATCTACAAAGGTGATCAAGCTAAGAAGAATTCCGTAAGAAGAGCTCTTTTCTTAGGTAAATTCGCATCCTCTATCTACAAAAGGTCCTTTTTTAAGGGAGATTATGAAGAAAGATTAGCAAACGAACTTGGTTTTGGAGCTGATTCTTAATTGGCTTAACCACGACAGAGATTGCTTAGCGGTGCAAC